ACTGGTTCTAATCAGGGAAGTGGACCTCTTTCAAATCAAGCATTAGCAAATCATTATGCTAATAGATATACAGTTTCAGGATTGTCTGCATCAGGTCAACCTTCAGTTGAAGCAACTCCGGTTACACAATTCACTATGCCGAACACTTCAATTATTTCATCATAAGAAAGAAATAAAATGGTAAAAGTAACACCTTTAACTAAGAAAAGAGAAATCTATTCTGACTTTACCAAAGATCTATTTAGAAATCCTGTAAATAATGATCTCGGAAAAAGAACAAATGAGAATTCAGTTAAGGAAGCAATAAAGAATCTAATCTTGACTGATAAAGGTGAACGATTGTTCCAACCCAATGTTGGGTCAGATGCAAAAAAGATGTTGTTTAGTAACTTTACTCCTGCAACAACTAAGATACTTGAAGAATATGTAAGAGATACAATCAAGACATTTGAACCTAGAGCAGAATTACTGGATGTTTCTGTAATAGCATATCCAGATGAGAATGCTTTGCAAATAACTATAGCTTTTTCTATTGAACTAGTAGAAGATCCTGTAACATTAGATTTGTTTATAGATAGACTGCGATAACAATTTACATTTGTCGCCGTGCCACCTACTATAGTTAGATGGATTCATCGGTCCTTTTTTGCAATGTTCGCATACTTTAAAATTGTTCTCTTTCCACTCTATACTTAATAGTTTAGTGGATAGTTTAAAGCAAGCTTCTTTACCGACAGTTTCTTTCCACACAGGATCATTTCTTTTTTCTGATATCTTTCTACCAATATCAACATAATCTATTTTCTGCAACCTTTTTCTTTGCGCCTCTTTGCCGACGGTTTCTTTCCATTCTGGAGTGTTTATCTTCTCTTTTCTCTTATTCATTGCTGGTAACCAAACGGTTGTTTGCCATTCTGAATCAGATTTTGTAATCTGTTCTTTAATTTTTCTTTTTTCTACTATTTCTGGAACTTGACTAATATTTGATACTCCATACTTCTTAATCATTTGCTGTTCAAAAGCATCTGTTCCAAAAGTTAATAAATTATCATTGTTATGCTCATTATAAAACATACTATTATTTCTAGCATTTACTTTTTGTAAAAATTTAGTTTCGTATGTATATGGATCTTTCATTTCTTTCAGTCGTAATACTTCAAAGATTTCTAACCCATATTGATCTATTATTTCGTTAATTGTAATGCTACTGGTAGTATACCCGCCCGGTTTCATAAATTTTGCTGGATTGCTAGTAAACTTAGAAAACTTACTTCCTGCATACAACATATTATTAAGTTTATTGCGTATGATGTAAAAGTAAGGTGAATAAATATTCATTGCTGGAACTCCCTTATGTTTCTAGAGTAGATGGGATGGCCGTCCGCGATCTACAATCTATTTATAATAAATAATAAAGGAAATAGAATGGATTGGCAAACTTTTTATATTGCGGCTTTAAAGCTTGGGTACTCTGAAGAACTTGCTGCTAAGTATGCTGACTTCAAGATTAAACAGTTGTACGGAAAAAAATAAATGGTCAAAAACATTTCATTCACAAACTTAGATTTCTTTGATAATAAGAACGCTCTCAAAGAGTATTTACGAGCTCAAGATAGATTTAAAGATTATGATTTTGAAGGCAGCAATTTATCCGTGCTGTTGGATGTTCTATCATATAATACATTCTTAAATAACTATTATGTGCACGCAGCATTCTCTGAAATGTTCTTAGACACTGCACAACTTAGAGAAAATCTGAATAGTCATGCTAAAGAACTAAACTATCTTCCGCAGTCAAGACAATCATCTACTGCTTTAGTAGATATAATCATTAATGTTCCTACCGGTTTACTTACACCGCCAACATTTCTTACAATACCTCGCAATACTATGTTTGTAGGTAAGTGTAATGGTCAAACATTTACATTCTTCAGTGACAAATCAGTTACTGTATATCCAGATAATGGTGTGTATAGATATTACGGATTAAAGATTTATGAAGGTAATGTTCTAACTGAATCATATGTAGTAAACAATTCATCCCCTCAACGATATGCTATCAATTCTGATATTTGTGATACCGATTCTGTTAAAGTATTTGTGAGAGATAACATTCAAGCAGATTCAGATACGTATGAATATATGTATAAGCCAGATGTTTATGGTATCACAGAAGAAGATAAAGTATTCTACTTACAACCTCATTATGCTTACAAGTATGAAGTTTATTTTGGCAGAAATGTTCTTGGTTTAGAGCCAACACAAGGTAACATTATTACTATAGAGTATAGAACAACTGTAGGTGAAGAAGCAAATGGTGTCAAGTATTTCTCTCCTGCTACAACGATAGCAGGTTATTCTGCTGAATGTATTACAGTTCAAATGTCCGAAGCAGGAACTGAACGTGAGTCAAATGAAGACATTAGATACTTTGCACCTAAATATGCTCAAGTACAACAACGCAGTGTAACTGAAACCGATTATGGAATCTTATTGAAGAATCAATTTTCAGAAATACAAGAAGTAGCAGTTTATGGAGGAGAAAAAGCAGATCCTCCTATGTATGGAAGAGTAGTTATTGCAGTAGACATTGAAAATGCGGATGGTGTCACTTTAGCAGAAGCAAGAAAGTTTACAGACTTCTTAAAAGATAGAGTTCCGTTAGCAATTGAACCAATGATTGTTCCTGCTCAATTTATGTACATTGATGTAGTAACTAGTGTGACTTATAATACTGCTTCTACTTCTAAATCAAGTGGTGAAATAGTACAAACAGTTAATGATTCTATTATCAAGTATTCGGATGATGAGTTAAATAGATTTGGTGAAACGGTAAGATTTTCTAAACTTGTCAACTATATTGATGAGTCTGATTTGAATATTGTTTCAAATGATAGCAAAATAAGAGCAATCATAGAGTATGTACCTTCTTTACTTTCAGCTGAAACATTTGACATTAACTTTAGAAATGCTCTAAACTATGACCATGGGATATACAAGAATGATATACATTATCCAGGAGTAGTTACATCAACATTTACTTATAAAAACTTAAGTTGCTATATGGTAGATGATGGTCAAGGTATTGTTAAGATAGTTTATGATACTGACACTGGATTAGAAATAATAGAGAAAAACATCGGAACGGTAGACTATTCAACTGGAAAAGTAAACATAGTTCGTTTCTTGCCTACTGCTTATTCCGGTAATGCTATTAAGTTCTATGCAAATCCAAAAACACTAGACATTATTTGCCCAGAAGAAAGAATAGTAAAGATCAGAAAAGAAGATATGTTGATCAGTGTCAAGTCAATAAGAACATAATTGGAGAAGACGGTGACAAACCTAGTACAAGAATATGTCGACTTTGATTATGTACTTCTTGATTATGTAGAAAATAGAGTAAGCGGTCAAGAAATAGACTGCAAGAACAATTGTCGTAGATATATTAAAGAGTTCATAGAAGCTCAGTTCCCTACTTTATATAGAGAACAAGCCGAAGCTATGATTAGTTTCATGGAAGCTTATTATGAATTTGAAGAAGAAACTAAGTATCAGTTTCTCAATGCATCTAGTTGTATGCAAGAAAAAGATGACATTGATACGACATTAGACGAATTTGTTGTCTTCTTCAAAAACAAATACATGAAAGACATGCCGTTCACAAATAGTGTGGACAATAGATTTATCGTGAAGAATATATTTGATCTTTATCAGTCTAAAGGTACTGAAAGATCACTAAAACTTCTGATGCAAATCATGTATGGAGAGAGTGTAGATGTATACTATCCAGGCAGAGATGTATTAAGACCATCACATTCTATTTGGTATAAACCTACTTATTTAGAAGTTAGTCATTCAGACTTGACAAAAACTTTGGTTGGCAAAAGAATCTATGGTCAAACATCTGGCGCAAAGGCATTTGTTGAATCCGTAATTACAAAAAGAATAAACGGAACATTGATAGATGTGATCTATCTGTCTGATGTTAAAGGCACATTTACTACAAATGAGTATGTTTGGGATGGTACTAGCAATACTTCGTTGTTTAGTTTCCCGTATACTTTAGGATCAATGTCAGAAGTAGTAATAACATCAAGTGACTATGGATTTTCTGTTGGAGATTTGTTAGATGTAAGATCAAGTTCGGGCGACTTTGGTATTGTTAAAGTTTCTGATACTATTGAATCAAGTGTTGTTCTTAACTTCAATCTTCAAAATGCTGGATATGGATTTGCACCAACAGCATATGCAAATGGTTCTCCTATTCTAGATTCTTTAACTAAGATTTATGTTTCAGATTCTGCTTTAAATATAGTAAACTCCAATCTAAAAGATGGAGATACAATATATCAGTATTTTGAAATACTTCAGTTAGACAATAATATAACTGCTGCAGTTGGAGATACTATTACAAGTGGTGCAGTAACAGGTAAAATATATTCCATAACTGGATCTACATGTATAGTAGAAGTAAGTCCTACAAATTCATTTGAAACTTCTGCTTCTGTAATCATTAATGGTACAACATATAATGTAATTTCGTGTGATCAAAATACAGTAAATGCCACAGTAATGGAATCAAATGCTTTAAATGTTTGGGCATATAATACTGTCAATGGACCTTTCAAAGCTAGTACAGTTTATGATTCTTTAGTTTATGATCAAACTGGTGCTTCACATGTGCTGTCTACAGTATACAGTGGGTCTGGTGCTGATTTTGAAATAACTAGTTTAACAAATGAAGAGTTTATTTCTTACTATACCGATATTATTGGATCTAATAATGTCTTTGGAATTCCATACTTAACTATAACATTAGACTCACCTGACTTTGGATTTCCTAAACCTAATAGTCTTACGTTAACATCAACTTTATCCACAGTAATAGAAGATGCTTTTGGTATTGCAACTTCAACTATTGGAACTCCTGCTGTGTTGTCATTTGTGAACACTGGATCTAACTACGATGCGGATGTGAAGATAAAGATAGAATCTCCAATCATAATGGAAGCATTGAGATATGATCTAATAATGACTGTAGATTCTTCGGTAGGATTCGTTCCTGGACAAATTATAACTCAAGGAACCGGACCTGCAAAAGGTATAATACAATCTGTAGATATTGACAATAATAAGATTGTAGTAAGACCTTTAAGTTACATGCATGATTTTGTAGTAAATACTGTAGCTATTCATGGTGAGACAGTAAAAACATTTATTCCCACTGTAATTGAAAGAGATCTTACTTCAAATGTGATGGGCAATAATATGATAGTGACTGCAAAAGCACAAACTTCTAATGGTGAGATAAGTGCAGTCAAAGTATTAGCATCAGGTTATGGGTTTGAAGACGGGGAAACAGTAACATTGTATCCTCACGATAAAACTAAAGAACCTGCATATGGTATTGTAAGGAAACAAGCTGCAGGTATTTCAGGTGGTACGTGGTTAACTAAAACATCACATCTTAACTGGAGTACTTATATTCACGATAACTATTATTATCAAGAATACAGTTATGATATTTCATCTAGCTACTCGCTTGATAAATACAAAGACGTTATCGAAAACATAACTCACGTAGCTGGTGTTGCAATGTTCGGAAGTGTTGTAAAGAATGTTGTCTACAACGAAGAATACATCTTTGATGCTTCAATAGAAATTTTATAAAGGTTTGTCTATGACTAAACTATTAACGCCACATTTTAGAACTTATCTTGCTAGACAGTTTGTGAAGTCTATTGCAGGAAAGAAAAGAACTTTAGTTTCTCGACTTGAGAATTATATAAACCAACAGTACGTACTGCCTTACTATACTGAAAATTTGAATATTTCAATAGACGATTCTTCTGTTGACATTATTGATTCCGGTTATTTATATGTATTTGCCGGTGCAAATACCGATTGGTCAAATACAACTATACCAACACCAGATAACTCTGTGCAAGGATATCATTACAACATTTATGATTCCATGCTTTTTGGTAAGAAAGTAGAACCAGAAGATGTGTCATATATGATATCAAGATATGACTGGGTTTCAAATACTACTTTTGCACAATATGATCACGAAAATATTGCACTAGACAAGGCAAGATTCTTCACTGTAGTTGAAGAAGGTGATGATTATCACGTATTTAAATGTATTGATAACAACAATGCTTCTCCATCGGTTCACAAACCATCTGCATATGAATATAATGCACTAGATGGTTCTGTCATTACAACTAATACATTCATTGCATCATCAAATTACTATTACAAGACAACTGATGATTATGTTTGGATGTATGTATATAGCATTCCAAAACTTACATTTAATAAGTTTGCAACTCAAGATTATATTCCTTTGACAAGAGAAACAGCTACCATTCTTGAGACTTATGGTGCCATTAAAGGTATCGATATGGTCTCGAATGGTGCTTATCATATCGGAGCTGTTGCTGGAAACATCAGAAAAACAAATGTGTTAGATTCATCTGTCACATTTTGGGTTGATGTTCAAAGTGGCAAAGACTTATTCTATATGATAGATTTCTATAAAGGCAGTTCAATTTATATTATTGACGGTAGAGGTGCTGGGCAGATTAGAAACATTGTATCTTCTAAACTTGTAGGCGAAGAGAGACAAATAGTAATAGATGCTCCATTTACTGTTACTTTGGATGGAACTAGCAGATATCAAATTGCACCAGGAGTTGTAGTTACAGGTGATGGCACCGAATGTACAGCAAGACCTGTTATTGATTCTTTTGGTAGAATAACACAAATTGATATTGTAAACTCTGGCAAAAACTATACTTATGCCAATGTTGAAATAGTTACGAACACTGGTTATTTTGATGCCAACAATGTGTTTGTAAAGACCAATACTGTTGCAACAGCAAGAGCTTTAATCTCTCCGCCAAGTGGACATGGTAGAGATCTTATCAATGAATTGTTTGCAGATAAAGTTTGCATCTCAGTAGATTTTGTAAGTAACAATCATCCATTCACACAATTTGCACAGTACGGACTTATTGTAGATCCATTATTCAAAACTGCAAATCTAACAGTAAGTGATACTAGTGGATTCCTAAACGGTGAAATCTTACTGCAACAAGATACTGCAACATATGGTGTTATTTCAAGTATAGATTCAAATAGTTCTATACTTGTTGTAAATAACATCAGAGGTTCATACGAAGTTTCATTGCCAGTTATAGGTATTTCTTCTAATACTGAAATCAATATTGCTTCCATAAATAGTAATGGAAACAAGTTTATTGTAGATCAAATAGTAGATAACTCTGGAGAGATTCTTCTAATAAAGAATGATCCTCTTACTACCAGAACTGATGGACAAACCGAGCGAATTAAACTCATTGTAGATTTTTAAGGAAACAAGATGCCTAACTTTGATAATCTTTGTGCAAAACTGGGTATGCAACCTTTGCTACACGAGATAACAGTTGAATCATGGCAAATTGAGATAATCAGCACAGCCGAATGTTCAAAAGATTTAGCAAACAAAAGAATAATTGATGGTTCTCATAACTTTTTATCTAATAATAGAACACAATTTGTAAATGAGAATGCAGTAAATAACTTTGTAACTTCTAATATCAAAAGATTAGAAGATGGAACTCATAATTTGTTAAAGGATAATCAAACATTAAAGCAAAAAGAAAGATGGTTTGATGGATCCGAATCAAAGAAAAGAGTAGAAGATGGAACTCATAATTGGCTAAAGCAGAACGGCGGTAGCGAAAGTGCTAAAAAGGCAGCATACTCACTGGTAGAAAAAAGAATAAATGATGGAAGTCTTCAAGATCATATGAAAAAAATGTTAACTGCTCAAGATTTTGAAGTTAGAAGCAAAAAGTGGAAAGAAAAAGGCACATTTAAAGGTGGTAATAATCCCGCAGCTGTTCCTGTTATAGTATACGGCACTAGATATGATACGTTAAATGAAGCTTCTGCCAGTACAGGGTTATCACATTATTTCATAAAGAAAAAAATAAAGCAGAAAGTTGAGGGATTTAACTATGCCATTAAATACTGATTTTAACATTCGTCCTTACTTTGACGATTTCGATGAGTCAAAGAACTTTCACAGGATCTTGTTCAAACCTTCAATGGCAGTACAAGCTCGTGAACTCACGCAACTTCAAACTATGTTACAAACTCAAATCGAACGATTTGGCGATAACATTCTTCGTGAAGGTACTATTGTTACGGGCGGTAACTTTGTTGAAGAAAGAAACATAAGTTATGTAAGACTTCAAGATCTAGATTCAAATGATCTAAATAGAATCAAGATTTCTAACTATGTTGGAAAGATTGCAGTAGGTACTGTATCTGGTTTAAGAGCTCAAATTATTGAAGTGAAAAGTGGTCTTGAATCACAGTTTCCCGATACAAATACTATTTGGGTTAAGTATCTAAACACAACACAGAATACTACTACTTCAACCGATCAAAAAGTCTTCTTGAATGGCGAAGACATTGACATTTATGAAGCAGATGGTATTACAGAGTATGAAACTGCAGTAGCACTTATCACTGATGCAACCGGCAAAGGTTATGGTGTTAGATGTGGCGATGGTGTTATTTACCAAAAAGGTTTCTTTACTCGGTTCGAAAATCAACTTGCTATTGTTTCCAAGTATGATAATGCGCCTGATGGTGTTGTAGTAGGATTTGTTACACAAGAAGTTATTGTCAATTCATTCCAAGATGAATCACTATTAGATAATGCAAACAGTTTCAATAACTTTAATGCTCCAGGTGCGGATAGACTAAAGCTTATTCCTGTATTGACAACTAAAACACTTGCAGAAGCAGAATTGGATGAGACATTTTTTGCTTTACAAGAGTATCAAGGTGGTCGAGTAGTTCGTCGTAAACTTGACACAGTATATTCTGTAATCGGTGATGTAATGGCTCAGCGCCGTTATGAAGAATCTGGCAACTATGTAGTCAGAGGGTTTGATATTGGAGCAGAAGAATCTGCAAACGCTGACAATATTACTTTAACTGTAAGTTCTGGTGTTGGTTATATCTCTGGATACAGAGTAGAACTTGCAGATACATTTAAGATCGATGTTCCACAAGGTATTGATACAGAAACTGAGTTTAATCAGAATGTTCTAATCAACTATGGTAACTATGTAATTGTCGATAATATGACAGGATTCTTTGATTTTGAACAAATCGACAGTGTCACATTACAAGATTCTACAAATGCCAACATTGGAACTGCTCGAGTTAGATCAGTAACAACACACGATTCAGTTGCTCAAACTTATCGTATCTATCTATTTGATATTAAGATGAATACTAATCAGTCATTTGCAAATGTCAAAAAGATTTTGAATGGTACTGATGGTTCTGCAACTACAGTATTGAATACAAATAGTTTTGCATCTTTAACTGATGGTTCTTTCAATAGCCTAGTATTTCCTGTAGGCAGATCACACATCAAAACTTTCTTCCCTACAAGTGTTCCACAAAGTTTAACTGAGTATGTTTATAGAACAAAACTTATTGACCAAATGTCACTAGGTGGTACTATTCAATTAAGTCTCACTGGTGCTGATGAGTTTCCATATGGTTATGGCGCTACGTTATCAATAGATCAAAAAGAAGATTTTATTATTGTTGTAACAAATGACAATGGAGATCCAACTTATCCTACTGGTACTGTACTTGATGTAAATGATTGCACCATCGGCACAGATGGTACTGGAAAGATAGCCACTATTACTTTCAATGTCAATCCTACTGCGGTTATTGACGTTTTAGTATATTGCAATGTAATGAAGACCAATGTAAGATCTATCGGAAAGATTCCACAGACATTCACAGTAACTCATAACATTACTACAAATACCAATGGTCCTTGGTCTCTTGGTGTTCCTGATGCTTACAAAATTGACTCAGTAACAATAAATGGTGTTGATGCTACAAGCAGCTTTAAACTTAATACAGGGCAAAGAGATTCTTTCTACGGTTATTCATATCTAGTAAAGAATGGTGCATCTATTGCAACCGGAGATGTTGTCGTTGTAGAGTTTAAAGCCTTTACTAAATCAACTACTGGTTTGTATACACAATCATTCTTTAATGTTGATAGTTATATTAGCATTCCAACTATTGACATTCCAGTTTACATTTCAGAGTCTGGAACTAAAATCAATCTTAGAGATGCTATTGACTTCAGACCTTATGTTGACAGAGCACCACAATTTGCTGGTGGTCTTACTGCAACAAATCCTACAACAGTAGAAACATATCCTACAGCTGCACTGTTTATGGCAGCACCAAATAGTTATGTCAATGCTACATTTGAATACTATCTTGGTCGTTTTGATAAACTTATAATGGATCAGAATGCAAAGTTGAATGTAATACAAGGACAGTCTGCTGTCAATCCAATCAGACCAGTAGATCCTTCTGATGGAATTGTGCTTGGAACTTATTATATTCCTCCATATCCTTCGTTGCCTAGTATTACTGCAAATAAATTGTCTTTGCCTAACTATGCTGTTAGATACAATAAGCAAAACAATAAGCGTTATACTATGGCTGATATCAGATCACTTGATCTGCGCATTCAGAATATTGAATACTATACATCATTGTCATTGCTTGAAAACAAGACTAAAGATTTAATAGTTCTAGATGGAAATGGTCTTAACCGTTTCAAGAATGGTATCTTTGTTGAGCCATTCAAAGATTTCAGAATCGGAGACATTTACAATCCTGAGTTCTCTGCAGCACTAAATCAGTTCGATACAGTTATTGAACCAAAACACAAGATCATTCCTATTGATCTTAAAGTTGTATCAACTTCAAATGCAACAAATTTTGGTGATATCGTTACACTAAACAAAAAAGATTATGTAACAATCAGCCAACCTTATGCTACAGCAGTCAAAAACTGCACCACAGGTCTGTACAATTATCGTGGTGATCTTCAACTTATGCCAGATGATGATACAGTACCTGATGTAATTAAAGCACCAGATATTAATATTGATATTGATCTTACTACTCCATTCATTGAGTATACAGATTTCATGTGGGACTTTGTGTTTCCAAATGCACCTCCAACAACAGCAGCAAACTTATTTACGACTACTACTACAAATGCTACACGTCGTGGTAATACAAATGTCATTGCTGCAACAACGTCAAACTTATCTATTGACAACTTTGTGAATACTGTAGAAGTAGGTGACTACGTAAAGGACATTACTATTGATCCTTATATAAGGGCTAAAGAAGTCAAAGTATATTGTGTTGGGTTAAGACCTAATACTCGCGTATGGGCTTATTTCGACCAAAAAGATGTATCAACACACTGCAGTCCAGCTAAATTTTCAAGACCTGCTGCTATTCCTTTGCCAAATGATAATCCTAATGTTATTCATGCAAACCAAATATTAGCAGAATATATTTCTGCTACTGGTTCGAAGGGAGACGCATTATATACAAATGCAGATGGTACTTTTGCTGCTGTATTCTTCATTCCAGAAGAAACATTTAAAGTAGGTGAACGCTTATTTGAAATCTTTGACGTAAGTTCTTATAATAGTTCTGATGCATTGACAACATATGCTTCTAAAACTTATAATGCATTTAACTTCAGTCTTACTAAGTCTTCACTTACAGTTTCTACAAAGATTCCTGATTTCAATATTACTAGAACTGTCAATGTTACAGAAGAAGTTCCGGAAGATCCCATTATTCAATCATTCATCATTGATCCCAATGCTGCAGATGAAGCATATACATTCATTACTAAGGTTGATCTGTTCTTTAACACAAAGAGCAGCACAAATGGTGTTACAGTAAGTCTTAGAGAATTTGAAAACGGTAATCCTACTGGTGTAACATTACCTTATTCAAGAGTTCATCTAACTCCTACTGCAGTTAATATTTCTGAAAAAGGAACTACTGTCACATCGGTAGTATTCAATGCGCCAATCCCACTAAAGACAAACTCCGAGTATGGCATTGTAGTACAACCAGATGGTGGAAATCCTGACTATAGAGTGTTTATTTCTCGTACAGGTGAGAAAGATGTATTAAGTAATCTTTCAATCACGCATGATACAAACTCAGGTATGGTCTTTACTTCTACTAATAATAGAACATTTATTCCATATCAGAACGAGAACTTAAAGTTTAATCTATATGCAGCTGAGTTTACTACTGCTCAAGGTTCGGTAACACTAGAACCTAAAGCTCATGAATTCTTAGCATTACAGAATAAAGTTGGAACTTTCCTTACTGGTGAAAAAGTATTTGTTGAGTATCCAAACAATGCAGGTACTTTAACATTTACTGCAGGAGACAATATTGTACTTGGTGATACTACTACATTTACAACTGATCTAGTGTCGGGTGATTGGATTGCAGCTGATGTAGGTACACACTATGAAATGCTTAAAGTAACTACAAACGGTGTTGATAATAATACTAAGTTACGACTTGCTAACTTCCCAACAACTTCAAATACTAATGTAAGTTGGTTCAAGACTGTAATTGGTACTATTTCAGCAATCATTGTAAATGATGATGACTACAAGTTAGTTCTAAAAGATTCTTCTGCAAAGATTGGATTGGTATTTGCCGACGGTGCTAAACTTATTGGTGCAACATCTGGTGCAACTGCAGATATTCTTTCTGTACAAAATCAAAAG